TTAACGCCTTGCCAGACATATTGCCTGGGAGTTGTTGGCTAGGATCATATATCCCGATGATCGTTGCCATGTCGTTATTGATCTCTTGCGCTGCAGCCATCACCCCAGCTGGAGGAGGTTCTGGTTGGAGTCTTTGCGGAGGAGGCGCAGGGTTTCCATCAATATCGGTCTGCTTATAGCGCAGAGTTGCCATTGATTTAATGTTTGCAGCAGCCCAGTCCAACTCGTGACCTTCGTCCTGACCTTCAGCCATGATCCATTTTGCTTTAGGTGCAAGCGCAACAGACTCAGTCAGCGAGGTGACCCAGAAGTTGTACATTCTTTGGGCATCTTTGGCGTGGCGAACCATACCAAATTTCTTACGCTTGTCGCCAATTACAACGTGACGACCGTAAACAGGAATGATCGGGATGTAATAGCCAGGCCAATCCCTCTCTTCGAGCACCTCAATCGCTGTTAATTTCTTCCATTTAATCGTCTTTTTAACGGATTTACGCTCGTTAACGACAAATAGACCCGCCATCTCCATGCGCTCAAAGAAGTCCTTACCTTCGGCAAACCGTGTAGAACCATCTGAGAGCTGATATAGCGTTGCGGGTTCTCTTACTGTGTACCAATACTCGGCTACTCTTATGTCTTCTCTTGTAATCCATTCGCTTTGCGTGTCTCCTGTGCCTCTTGGCGTGAATGAAGTCTCATCCGCATCGGGATATAACTCCTTAAATATCTTCTTGGGCATCATCGTTGTAATCAAACAACGCTCCTGATCCGACCCATCTACTGCGATGGAATTTGGATCCATGTAAACAGTAAAGGGATTGTCAATGGGATCAATAAAGATTTCTTGGTCAAAAGAATCTTCCCTTACATATCGATGGTCGACCCTGAGATATCCCCAACCCATGCGTACAGCGTAGTTATAAGCGTTATCGTAAGCATTGTCAGCATTGGAATTGACCTCAATGTGCCTGATTAAACCTTGGATAACCTCTGCTTCGGCAGCATCCTCAGACGTATTTGTTGCGTGAACTTTAATTCTAGGGCGTTGTTGACGTTGTTGGTTAGTAACCTGACGGCAATATCCATCCAGCTTGTTAATTGTCAGAACTGGACGGGATTCTAGATTGCGACTATTCTGGAGGTCTACTGGCCATTGATCCCCACCAGATGCAAACTTTAGGTCTTCTAAAGCCTCTTGGCGGTTCATGGTGTCTGCATCATTGGCAAACTTTAAGAATTGTTTTGCCTCATCGATGATGGGGTCGTAATCGGTTTCTTGTGGATTTAATGCCATTTATGCCATCCATGATTGTGGTGGAGCATAGTTTACCCTCTTTGGTTGTTTTGGTCTAGTTTCCTGTACGCCCAAAGCTATATACCGAAAAGCATCAGCTCCGTGTGAATATTGGTCGTGTAACGGGTTTTTACTGAACTGTTTAGTATCTGGGTCGACCTCATACCGATAATGTCTCAGGCATTGGAGTCCATCATAGCAATTATCTCGGTCAAAGTAGCAGTTTTGGAATATAGTTCTCGCTGCATTAATAGAGTCTGCGATAGAAGTTCGAGGGATGATTTTGGTCTTAAATCCTGATGATCTGACGATTTCTTCAATAGATCGTCCGTTTGATCCGATGGTTTTGTTTTGTGCATCATGTGGCAACCATAAAGTGTCGTAAACATAGCCAAAAGTCTGCATCAGCGCAAGGTAATGCGACATTGTCTGCTGACTGTCCTCAACATAGCGGATTAACCTGATTTCTTGTGCAATAAACTGGACAAACCAAATAGATGTTGAATCTGCCCATCCCAAGTCAAACACGGCAACAACTGGCTTGGTGGGGTCGTACCTGACTTTGGTAATCCTATCGTCCAAATCAGCCATTTGCATTTCTCTGGCAAACACCGCACCGTCCACAGTCTGTCGGCATAAACCTTCCCAAACCGTGTTATATGCCTCTGGATCTCTGGCCTGAAGTGTCATTCGCTCCATGTTTAACGTCTCAGGAAACCAAGGATTATCAGACCAATTAATTTTTTGTACTATTGCGTTATTAGGTGCATGTACTATAAACCGCTGATAAGTGGCATCTGATTCAAGCTCGGGGTTGAACGATACCCATATTTCTGAGCCTTCCTTTCGGATAGTAGGAACTAAAACATCCCACGATCTTGCCGATACCGTTTGTGCTTCCTCTACCCAGCAAATATCAACGCCTTCGTATGATTTTACGTTTGCTACATTATTCTTTAAGCCAACAAAGTTGAATTCTGTGCCGTTTTTTCCCCTAATTGTTCTGTCTATAACATCGTAAAACTCAGACAATCCAAGCGCAACAACTTGGTCGCTTAACAGTTTATGTACAGAATCTTTAATTGAGGTTTGAAATTCACGGGCGCAAAGTATGCGAAGCGGTGTTTTTGCACCCAATATAAGCAGAGCTCTGGCAATACCCCAGGATTTAGCTCCTCCTCGACCGCCCCATAAAACCTTATATCTGCTCTTTTTGAACAAACATTCAAGTTTTACTGGAAATTCAACTTGCGCTAGATTCATGGTTTCCGTCTTTAAAGACTATTTGGAAGCCTTCTATTGCAGAACCGTCTGGGTTTGCTATCTTAGTTGTATTGGTTTCACCCCAGCCCATCTGTGCTTTAGTCCACCAGATCATAGCGGTGGTATCCCCAGCCTGCGCCTTGTTAAATAGGGACTTAGCAATAGAAGCCGATGCCGTAGCCTTACCAAGCGCCAGTTCTGTTCCGTAGTATTTACGCAAGGTTTTGTCGCTTATACCAATTAGCGCCCCAATTTGTTCTTGTGGAAGCCCTAAACCCGATGCCTGTTGCACTTGAGTTCTAGTCTTTTCGGTTGGTTCGTGTTCTTGCATCTTTTTATAGTCGGAAGATAACTAAAAGTTATTACAAAATCCTTTGTTATATCAAATACTTACAGTTTCCCGAATTCCTGGCCTGTTTCGGCATGAATTGCTTGTTTTCCCGTAAATTCTTGCCACCGCTTTATTATGACATCAACATAATGTGGCTCAAATTCCATCATAAAGCAAGACCTATTTGTTTTCTCACAAGCAATTAACGTACTTCCTGAGCCACCAAATAAATCTAAAACTGTGTTTACTTCTTTAAAGTAATCAAATGACCACTCAGCCAAAGCCACAGGTTTTTGAGTTGGATGGACTCGATGTTGACCTCTTTCTGAGGCTTTCATCATTCCTTTCCACAAATGTCTAAAGATTCTGACACTTGACCATTTTGACTTTACCCAAGCAAGTTCGCAATCTGATTGAGTATCTTTTTGCTTTTCATCAACTCTTTTATCCCAGACAAACCAATTGTTAGATTGAGGCAAAGCGTGACAATAATAGTTTGCCCCCCACCAAACTTGTCTTTGTATTTGTAAAACACTTTCTACAATTTGATAAGCCTCAACAGCATAATCAACGGTGTCATCTTTAAAGTCAACGTATTTAGTGCCTTCTGCAGCGCCAGTTCTTTTTGATCGATCGCCTTTTTCATTAATTCCGTAAGGTGGATCTGTATAACAAAGATCTATTTTTTTATTATTTATTAGCTTTTCAACGTCATTTAGGCTTGTGGAATCCCCACACATTAGCCTATGGTTGCCGAGCACCCAAATGTCACCCAGCTTTGTTTTAGGCTCTTCAGGTATCTCTGGAACGGCATCTTCGTCCGTTAAACCCTTAATTTGCTCAGGCTCAAGCAATTTATCCAATTCGTCCTTATCAAAGCCCAAAAGCTCTAAATTAAAGCCATCAGCCAATAATTCATCCAACTCAATTGTCAATAAGTTTAAATCCCAGTCCGCATTTAGTGCCAGTTTATTGTCCGCAATAACCAAGGCTTTCTTTTGTGTCTCGGTTAAATGGCTAATCTCAATGACCGGAACTTCAGCCATCTTTAACTTTCGGGCAGCCATTAGCCTTCCATGCCCGGCAATAATCCCTTTGTCCTTGTCAATTAAGATGGGGTTTGTCCACCCAAATTCTTTGATAGAAGCAGCAATCTGAGCCACTTGCTCGTCTGAGTGCTTTCTAGAGTTATTGACGTAAGGAATTAAGTCTTCGACTTTAAACTGCTGGATTTGCATCTGTAGGCGCTTGTTCAACTACTGTTTGTGCAGGCAATTGAGCACTAGCTTCTTTTGTTAACTTTTGGATTAACAATTGAATATCACGGGCTTTATGCTCTAAAGCGGTGATGATTAGGTTTACGTCTTGGACTTCGTGTTGAAAATTAAACATTTACTTTCCTTGTTTGTGTTTACGGCCTGGGCCTTTTTTGGTTGATTTGGGGTTCTTGCCTGCTTGCCACTTCATAAATAGATGTTCATCCATTCCCATCGCAATTAGTAAGTGAACGGCTAAAGAGGCTTTCATTTCTTCTTGGCTTTCTTTTCTGCTTCACGCTTTTCGGAATATGCTATGGCGACTGCCTGCTTAACAGGACGACCCGCTTTGACCTCAGTCTTGATATTCTCTTTGAACGCTTTGGGTGATTTTGATTTAATTAACGGCATTTTCAGGCTCCTCTATAAAACACACATCTTGCCAAGATAGAACTAAAAATCTTTCGTCCCCGTCTTTAAAGTCATGGTATTTTAAATATTCGTCTTTATAGTCTTTGGCTAGTGTACCAAACCAAATCTTGTCCCCAACCTTGAGGCCCTCGTCCGCTGCCTCGTCACCAACTGCGACTACATAACCGCAAGTATCCGCTTCTGCGGTCTGGATGTACAAGGTGGATTGGATGCGCTGAATCGGTTTAACGATAATCTTGTCTTTAATCGGCTTCATGCTACTTGCCTCCGACTAAGTTTGGGCGGTCTGCCTCGCCTTATTTCAGGCACTATTGGCTCTACAGGCAAAGCCATTTCTTTATACAAAAAGTCCTCTGATGGGCCAACACCAGAGGTAATCTTGGCAACAAACTCTCCACACCATTCGTTCTGATGACGATTCTGGTAAGTGGGATAACGCCTACAAGCGCCTAATGTTTGATTTTGCTGTAGATCAA